CAGGCACTAATATAATTAATAAGTGTGGCACAACAATTACTCTAGGTGCAAGTTCAGATACTGTTGCTTTAGCATCAGGTGCAAGTCAAACAGGATTCGGAAGAACAGGGACCGTTGATTGGGACACAGCAAGTATTAAGACAGGAACTTTTTCTGCTGTCAGTGGAAATGGTTATTTTGTTAATACGTCTGCAGCTATTTCTACAGTTAATCTACCAGCAGGTGTTGCTGGAGCAATTGTAGCAGTAGCAGATTATACAAGAACTTTTGCTACATATAATTTAACTGTTTCCCCCAATGGGGTAGAAAAAATAGGTGGCGTTGCCACAAGCGCAACATTAAATGTTGATGGACAGTCAGCAACTTTCGTTTATGTAGATGGAACAGAGGGGTGGGTTAATATACAAGAAACTCAAACTTCACAAACAGGAACTCCTCCTTATATATGCGCAACAGGTGGAACTATTAGTACTTCAGGAAACGATAGAATTCATAAATTCACAGGGCCAGGAACTTTTACTGTATGTAGAGCAGCTACTTGTGCTGCTGATAATTTAGTTTCATATGTAGTTGTAGGTGGTGGAGGTGGAGGTGGTAATTCAGGAGGTGGAGCTGGCGGAGCTGGGGGCTATAGAGAACTTGTAAGTCCAAGCTCTCCTTATACAGGATCCCCATTAGATGGTTATCCCAATGCACCAAACAGAATTACAGTTACAGCAACAGGTTATCCAATTGTAGTAGGAGGTGGTGGAGCTGCACAAACTCCTTCACCTGCTGTACAAGCAGGTATGGGTAATACATCTTCTTTTTCAACAATAACAGGAGCCATAGGATCTGGTGGTGGAGGTGGCGGACAATGCAGTGCTACTTTAACTGCTGGTGGATCTGGTGGTGGTGGTAGATCAAATCAACCCAATGCTGGTGGAGCAGGAAATACGCCTCCTACCACTCCAGCTCAAGGAACTGCTGGAGGTTCAGGCGGTCCAGTTAATGGGGCAGGCGGTGGTGGCGGAGCAACTGCGGCAGGTTCAAATGCCAGTCTTCCAAATACAGGTGGTGCTGGTGGTGTTGGGGCAACAACAGAAATTATGGCTTCTCCAATAGGTTATGCTGGAGGCGGAGGCGGTGCATCAGATCAAGGAGTAGGTAGTGGTCCAGGAACTGGAACTGGAGGAACAGCAACACAAGGTGGTGGTAGAGGTGGAATAGGCACACCTCCTGGTCCAAGTACAGGTGTTAATGGAGATGATAATACTGGCGGAGGTGCTGGAGGTGGAACAAATGCTCCTAGTAATCCAGGTACAGGAACCGGTGGAATTGGTGGTTCAGGTATAGTTATTATAAGGTACAGATATCAATAATGAAAAATTTAAAATTAAATACATCCTGTTTATTAGATGAGTTTAAAGAACATTCTAATGTAAAAGATACTTTAGTTTCTTTAATTAAAGATGCAAAATCTGAAGTATTAAATACAACAAATGAATATTATGGAGACAATATTCATAGAGTAGATTGGAATGATAATTTAAATTATGAAAGACCTTGGGTTAAATATATAAAACCATATATTCAAAAACAGTTAAAAAAATATGCTAATTATTTAGGATATAATGATGTTGTTATTAAAGGAATGTGGTTTCAACAATACAATACCAATGGAAAACATGGATGGCATATTCATGGCGAAAATTATACAGGTGTTTATTATGTAACATTTAATAATAAATGTGGAAAAACAGAACTTATTAATCCTTTATCTCAAGATAAAAAATTTACCATTAATGCTAAAGAGGGAGATATTGTAATTTTTCCAAGTTTTGTAATACATAGAGCAAGTGAACAAAAAACGAATGATATTAAATTAATTATTTCATTCAATATAGAATTTAAAGATATAAATCCAGTTTTATTTAATAAAATTGATAATTTACAAAGTGAAAACCAATTATGAGTGAAGTAAAAGTAAATAAAATTAGTCCAAGAACAGCTTGTGGAACTGTTACATTAGGAGATAGTGGAGATACTTTCACAATTCCTTCTGGTGCAACGATTACCAACGCTGGAACGGCAACAGGATTCGGAAGAACAGGTACAGTTGACTGGCAAACAGGAGATATTAAAACAGCTGCTTTTATCCCAGCCACTGGCAAAGGTTATTTTGTTAATACTACAGGCGGAGCAGTAACAGTTAATTTACCAGCAGGAACTGCTGGAGATATTGTAGGTTTAAAAGATTATGCTGGAACTTGGCAAACAAATGCAGTTACACTAAATCCAAATGGTGCACAATTAATTGGTGGAGGTAGTGCCCTTGATCCAACTTTAACAAGTCAAGGTGGGGCGGTACTTTTAGTCTATGTAGATGGAACTCAAGGTTGGCTAACAACAGCAGAATCAGTAACAGAAAGTCCAAGTGGTGTAGAAAATTTTATTACAGCAACAGGTGGTAATCAACCAACTGCAGGTGGTTGTGTCGTTGATACTAATTACAAAATTCACAAATTCACAGGACCTGGAACTTTATGTATTTCACAGGTTGCTACTTGTGCTGCTAATAATTTAGTTTCTTATATGGTTGTTGCAGGAGGTGGTGGTACTGGAAAAAATGCTCCTGGTGGCGGTGGAGCTGGAGGATATAGAGAACTTAAAAGTCCATCAACTCCATATACAGCTTCCCCTTTAGATGGTTATCCATCTGCCCCAAATAGAATTACAGTTACAGCAACAGGTTATCCAATAGAAGTTGGTGCTGGTGGAGCTGGTTCATCTAGTGGTCCATTAGCAGGTAGTAGTGGTCTAAATTCAACATTTGCAACAATTACATCTGCTGGTGGCGGTGGAGGTGCTGGCTGGCCAGTGAATGTTGCAGTCGCTGGAGGTTCAGGTGGAGGAGCAAGATCTAATCAAGGTGGTTCAGGTGGTGCAGGAAATACACCTCCCACAACTCCTGCTCAAGGATTTGCTGGTGGAGGTGCACAGTCATCTCCAGGGTGTAGTACACCTTATGTTGGTGGTGGTGGTGGAGGTGCCACAACAGTAGGAGCAACAGGAAACCCAGGTGACGGAGGAGGTGGTACTGGAGCAACAACAGAAATTTCAGGAGCTTCAGTAGCTTATTCTGGCGGTGGTGGTGGAGGTTCTAATGATGTTCCCTCTGTTCCAGGAGGTCCTGGTGGTACAGGTGGTGGTGGCGCTGGAGGAAATGGCATCTCAGTAGGAAATGCAGGAGCAATTAATACTGGTGGTGGTGGCGGAGGTCCTGGAGCTTCTTACTGTCCTAACGGTGGTATGGCTGGTGGTTCAGGAATAGTAATAATAAGATACAAATTTCAATAATTAATGTATTTACACAAATTTAAAATTAATATATAAGGAGAAACATTATGGCACACTTTGCAAAACTAGGATCAAACTCAAAAGTTATTCAAGTATTGACATTGAATAATGGAGATATGCTGAACGCTGATGGTGTTGAAGATGAAACAGTAGGACAACAATATTTAGAACGACACAATAACTGGCCTGCTCAAATGTGGATTCAAACATCTTACAATACATCTGGTGGTACACATAAAGACGGTGGAACACCATTTAGAGGAAACTATGCAGGTATAGGTTATACTTGGGATGAAGATAATAATTTATTCTATGGTAAAAAACCTTATGCAAGTTGGGTTCTTGATGTTCCTACAGCTTCTTGGAAATCCCCAAAAGGAGATGCTCCAGCTTTAACGGCTGCACAAGAATCTCAAAATACCGCTGGTACTCATAGACATCGTTACGAATGGAATGAAAGCAGTACCGACTGGGAATTAAAATCAGATTTGTAATTAAACTGTATGGGTGGCGGAATACAAAAAAACAAACTTTCAGAAATAGCAATATATTATGGTGATGTTTCAATGCCAAAAGGTTTTGAAATAAATTGTAATAAACTTCAAGAAGATATTCTAAAATCACAAATAAATAATAAAGATTTTCCTTATTCAAGGGAATGGGATAAACTTAATACCTATTTAAGAGAACATATTAATTTGGAATTTGGTTTCCAATTAGTAAATAAAGAAACATGGGGAAATGTTTATAAACCCAAAGAAATTTCTATTCCTTTATTAAATATAGATCCTGTAGATTTAAGAAATTCCCCTGACTACACCTTGTTATATGGTGTAAATGTTAAAGAATGTAGCGTTAGAATACACTATGACGACAATAGAAGAAAAGGAAGAAGTTGGGATATATCTTTAAAAAATAATCAATTTATTATGTTCCCCTCAACTAATATGTATTACATCACTAACAATCAAAAAGATTCCCTTAACTTTATTTTAACTATTACTAATGAATTTATCTAATTACTTTTGGTATTTTAAATCTGCATTAACGCCTAGATTCTGTGATGAAGTTATTAAATACGCATTACAACAACAAGATACTATCGCTAGAACTGGAGGATTTAACAAACCAAAATTATCAAAAGAGGATATTAAAAATATTCAAAGAAAAAGAAAATCAGATTTAGTATGGTTCAATGATACTTGGATTTATAAAGAATTACACCCCTTTGTCCATGAAGCCAACAAAAGAGCTGGTTGGAATTTTGAATGGGATAGATCGGAGTCTTGTCAATTTACAAAATATAAACAAGGTCAATATTACGATTGGCATTGTGATAGTTGGGATAAAGCATATAAAAGAAAAAATAAAAATGATCCTGATAATGGTAAGATAAGAAAGCTATCTATGACTTGTCAATTAACCGATGGTTCAGAATATAAAGGTGGGGAACTAGAATTTGATTTTAGAAACTATGAGCCTCATCAAAGAGAGGAAGATAAACATTTAAGAAAAGCAACAGAGATATTACCTAAAGGAAGTATTGTAGTGTTTCCTAGTTTTCTTTGGCATAGAGTTAAACCGATAACTTCAGGAACTAGATATTCACTTGTCTTATGGCATTTAGGATATCCATTTAAATAATGTATATAAATAATTATTTTTCAACACCAGTTTGGACAGAAGAAAAACCAGAGTTTGTTAAATCATTAAACAAAGCTAGTGATAAATATATTAAGGCAGCTAAAAAAATGCCTGATTCTAAAAAATATCTAAAAGACTTTGGAGATTTTGGTAGGTCATGGCACTCAACTCCATTAACACAAGATAATGATTTTATAGATTTAAGAAACTATATAGGTCAAAAGTCTTGGGAATTTTTAGATCACAGTGGTTTTGATATGCCACAATATCAAACTATGTTTTCTGAAATGTGGGTACAAGAATTTTCTAAAAAAGGCGGAGGTCATCATTCAGCACATATTCATTGGAATCAGCATGTATCAGGATTCTATTTTTTAAAATGTTCAGATAAAACTTCTTATCCTATTTTCCATGAACCTAGAACAGGAGCAAGAGCTACTAAATTAAAAATGAAAAACCAAAAAGGTATATGGCCTGGAACAGAGCTAGTTAATTTTAGACCAAAGCCTGGAACTTTAATTATTTTTCCAGGATATTTAGAACATGAATACGCAGTAGATCATGGTAAAGCACCCTTTAGATTTATCCATTGGAATATAACCGCTATCCCTAAAGAGATGGCAAAAAATGTTTAAGAAAAATAAATATGTAGTTATTAAACAAGCCATTTCAAAAGACATGGCTACTTTTATTTACAATTATTTTTTAATGAAAAAACAAGTTTATGATACTTGTATTCAAAGAAGATATATTTCCCCTTATGAAGTTATACTTGGATATTATGAGGGAGCAAATGAACAAATACCACATACTTATTCTTGCTATTCAGATATAGTTATGGAAACTTTATTATTAAAATGCCAACCGATTATGGAAAAGACCACAGGTTTAAAACTTCAACCAGCTTATACCTATGCCAGACTTTATAAAAAGGGAGATATTTTAAAAAGACATAAAGATAGGTTTAGTTGTGAAATATCTACAACAATGAATTTAGGTGGAGATAAATGGGATTTATACCTTGAACCATCAGGACAAGAGGGAAAGAAAGGTATTAAAGTAAATTTAGAACCAGGCGATATGTTGGTTTATA